GACACACAAGATAAGTCAAGTGCATATGCAGCGTTAGACGAAGATGATGTCCAAGATTACTTGCAGGGGATTCTAAATAACAACGAACCCCAATGCGATTGTCAAGAATGAACCCGTATGAAAAGTTACTCAATAGAAAGAGAACCTGGACACCAGTCCAAACAACAGCTGGGAAGCTTAAATCTGGAGCTGAGGAGACCATCTACCGTGCTCTCGCAATACGCCACATGGAGCTACCAGTTGGCGAGTTTATTGCAGAATCACTTGAAAAAGAGGTTCCCGAATCTGCACGGCGACTCCTAGAATCCAACGTCAAGGATGAGGTCAAACATGATCTCGCTCTTGGCTACATCACCAACGCATTAGGCGTTGACGAGAAGGCAGAGAAAGAAGCCTTCCTTTTAAGGGATGCGTGGGAAGCGCACCCTGACCACATGATTACAAAAGCCCTAGTTATTGAACGTGCTATATTCTTTGTTCTATTGCCTATGTTTAGGTTTAATGGTGATGCTGGTCTCAGAACGGTATCAGCTGATATATCCAGAGACGAACAGATACACGTGGCCACTAATAGCCTTGTATGTCACGATATGGGCTTATCTTGGAGTCAATCTCTGGATA